AGCCCAAATGGTCGCACAAAAATATAAAAAAGCAGGTGGTGGGTACAGAGGTTGACATCAAATGCTAGAATCCCTAGAAAAAAAGGGCAACCTAAAGGATCTAAGAAACATTCTGATTTGTACACAGATGAGAATCCTAAAGGTACGATTAAAGGTTTAAAGTTTGCTACAGAGGCTGATGCTAAACGTAGTGTTGCAATTATTAAAAAGAGTGGTAAGACTCATGCACATAAAATACAAGCAGCAATAGCAATGGAACAAAGGGCAAAGGCAGCAGGTAAACTAAAAGCTGCTGCTGTATATAGAAAGTTTATTAATGCTATGAAACTAAAAACTAAAGAAAGAAAAAAATAATATGGCATTAGCTAAATCACAACGAAGTTTAAAATCATGGACTAAACAAAAATGGAGAACTAAAAGTGGAAAACCTAGTACACAAGGCAGTAGAGCTACAGGAGAGAGGTATCTCCCAGCTAAAGCAATTGCTGGATTATCAGCACAAGAATATGCAGCAACTAGTAGAAAAAAACGAGAAGGCACTAGAAAAGGCAAACAGTTTGTGGCTCAACCTAGTAAAATCTCCAAAAAAACCAGAGCCTACAGAAAGGTAACATGAAAACCTTAACTGAAAAGCAACAAAGATTTCTTGATGTCTTATTTGATGAGGCAGGTGGAGATGTTGTTAGGGCAAAAGAGTTAGCAGGGTATTCCCCTAATAACTCTACTACTGAAATCATTAAAGCAATTAAAGAAGAAGTAGTTGAAGCTACTCAATTGTACATGGCAAGGAATGCTCCTAGAGCAGCCATGTCAATTGTTAGTGGTATGGTTGAACCTACTGAGCTTGGCATGAAAGATAAGCTTACTGCTGCTAAAGATTTATTAGATAGAGTAGGACTTGTTAAAACAGAAAAGCTACAAGTAGAAGCTAGTAATGGTTTAATGATATTACCACCTAAAGATAGTGATGAGAGAGAAGCTTCCTGATATAGGCACTTGGGTTTTACCACAGCCAAAGGAAGCATATGATGATGATTCATTTGTACCGATTCCTTATCTAAAGAGATCTAAATATATACCATTTGGATATAAAATATCGGAGACAGACCCTGATGTTTTAGATCCTATACCACAGGAGCTAAAAGCTTTAGAACAAGCAAAGCAGTATATAAAAAGATACTCATCAAGACATGTAGCAGTATGGTTAAAGAAAGTTACAGGAAGATATATATCCCATACAGGATTATTAAAAAGAATAAAAGATGAAGGAAGAACCAAAAGGAGATCTCAAGCACTTAGGGAATGGGCCAGAAGGCTTGAAAAGGCAATCTCCGTTGCGAAAAAGTACGAGAAAACCAAAGGCTGTAAAGAAAAAAGTACAAAAGAAACCCAAACCCAAACTGAATGTACAGGATAAGTTTGAAGATATAGAGAGTTTAGACTTATCTGAAAAGAATGTAATATTTAAACCTAATGTTGGGCCTCAAACTAGATTCCTAGCAGCAGGTGAAAGAGAAGTTTTATATGGTGGAGCAGCAGGAGGTGGTAAATCCTATGCTATGTTAGCCGATCCACTACGTTATATGGCTCATCCACAGTTTAGTGGGTTGTTATTGAGGCATACAACAGAAGAATTAAGGGAACTGATTTGGAAAAGTCAGGAAATGTACCCTAAGATATACCCAGGTATTAAATGGTCAGAAAGAAAAATGCAATGGGTAGCTCCAAGTGGGGCAAGATTATGGTTTTCATACCTTGATAGAGATCAAGATGTACTTAGATATCAAGGTTTAGCATTTAGTTGGGTAGGATTTGATGAGTTAACCCAATGGCCCACACCATTTCCGTGGGATTACATGAGGTCAAGGCTTAGAAGTACTGCACCTGACCTACCTGTATATGCTAGAGCTACAACAAACCCTGGTGGCCCTGGTCATTCATGGGTAAAGAAGATGTTTATTGACCCTGCAAAGCCTAATGAATCATTTTGGGCTACAGATATAGAAACAGGTAAGACTTTAACGTACCCAAAAGGGCATAGTAAAGAGGATGAACCTTTATTTAAACGTAAGTTTATACCAGCAATACTATCTGATAACCCATATCTAGCAGAACAGGGTGATTATGAAACAATGTTGTTATCATTACCAGATAATCAAAGGAAACAACTGTTAGATGGTAATTGGGATGTATCAGAAGGTGCAGCATTTACAGAATTTAACAGGGAAATACATGTAATTGAAGAAGAAGCCATACCAGGAAGTTGGACTAAGTTTAGATCGTGCGATTATGGATATGGTAGTTTTTCAGCAGTACTATGGTTTGCTGTAGCTCCTGATGAACAGCTAGTAGTTTACAGAGAATTGTATGTTAGTAAAGTATTAGCCAAAGATTTAGCTTATATGGTACTTGAAGCAGAGCAAGATGACCATAATATTAGATATGGTGTACTTGATTCTTCATGTTGGCATAAAAGAGGAGATACAGGCCCATCACTTGCAGAAACTATGATTACAGAGGGCTGTAGATGGAGGCCATCAGATAGAAGTGGGGGTAGTAGAGTAGCAGGTAAGAATGAAATACATAGAAGATTACAAGTAGATGAGTTTACAGAAGAGCCAAGATTGGTTATAACTAGTAACTGTAGAAATTTAATTGCACAACTGCCTGTATTACCTTTGGATAAAAATAATCCAGAGGATATAAATACAAAAGCAGAGGATCACTTGTATGATGCTTTACGATATGGAGTAATGAGTAGACCTAGATCAAGCTTGTGGGATTATGATCCTGCAACTGCAAAAACTTCTAGCTTTACACCATCAGATCCTGTAATGGGATATTAAATTAGGATATTAAATGGAAGAAGATTATACAGAAGATAGACAATTTGCTTTAGACGATAATGAGGATGAAGCACCTGAAGATAATATTGCACATGCAATGATTAGTCATGTGATGGATAAGTATGTAAAGGCAGAAGATTCTAGAAGAATAGATGAAGAAAGATGGCTTAGAGCATACAGAAACTATCGTGGTATATATGGCCCTGATGTACAATTTACTGAAGCAGAAAAAAGTAGAGTCTTTATTAAAGTAACTAAGACTAAAGTATTAGCTGCATATAGCCAAATAACAGATGTATTATTTTCTAATAACACATTCCCATTAAGTGTAGAACCTAGTGTGTTACCTGAAGGGGTATCAGACACAGTTCACTTTGATCCTAAAGCACCTGAAGAACAAGATAAACCTAAAGTAGCACCTATGGTTAAATCTATGGAATCTTTGTATGGTTACTCAGGAGGTAAAAAGTTACCACCAGGAGCTACTATACATTCTTTAATGGATAAGTTAGGCCCACTAAAAGACAAGTTAGAAAACATAGAGGGTTTAAAAGAAGGCCCAGGTGTAACACCTAGTGCTACCACTTTCCAACCAGCAATGACTGCTGCTAAGAAAATGGAAAAGAAAATTAAAGATCAATTAGATGAAAGCAATGCATCTAAACAATTAAGATCATCTGCATTTGAAATGGCATTGTTTGGTACAGGTGTAATGAAAGGCCCATTTGCAGTAGATAAAGAATATGCTAATTGGGATGAAGATGGAGAGTACAGCCCTAGAATTAAAACTGTACCATCTACATCACATGTAAGTGTTTGGAACTTTTATGTAGATCCTGATGCCGATAACATGGATGAAGCAGAGTATGTTATCGAAAGACATAAGATGAGTAGATCCCAAATGAGAGGTTTAAAAAGAAGACCTTTCTTTAGGACTAATGTAATTGACGAGGTAGTTAATTTAGGTGAATCTTATTATAAAAAATATTGGGAAGATGACCTTAATGATTATCAAGTTGATAAAGGGGTAGATAGATTTGAGGTATTAGAATATTGGGGGGCTATAGACAAAGAACTATTAGAACAAAATGAAGTTGATATACCAGATGATTTACAAAACGTAGATCAGTTACAAGCTAATGTTTGGGTATGTAATAACAAAATTATTAGACTTGTACTTAATCCTTTTAAACCAGCTAAGATTCCGTATTACGCAGTTCCGTACGAACTAAACCCTTACTCTTTATTCGGAATAGGTATCGCAGAAAACATGGATGATACTCAAACTTTGATGAATGGTTTCATGCGTATGGCAGTTGATAATGCAGTCTTATCTGGTAACCTTATATTTGAGGTGGATGAAACCAACATGGTTCCAGGGCAGGACTTATCTGTATATCCAGGTAAGGTGTTTAGGAGACAAGGAGGTGCACCAGGTCAGGGAATCTTTGGCACTAAATTCCCTAACGTATCTAATGAAAACATGCAATTGTTTGACAAGGCAAGAGTGTTAGCAGATGAGTCAACAGGATTCCCATCATTTGCACATGGTCAAACAGGTGTGTCAGGTGTCGGTAGAACTGCAAGTGGTATCAGTATGCTAATGAATGCAGCATCAGGTTCAATAAAAACAGTTATTAAAAATGTTGATGATTATTTATTAAGACCTATCGGTGAAGCTTTTTTTAGTTTTAATATGCAGTTCGATTATGATCAAGAAATAAAAGGTGACTTAGAAGTTAAGGCTAGAGGTACTGAAAGTTTAATGGCTAATGAAGTTCGTAGCCAAAGACTTATGCAGTTCTTACAAGTATCTAGTAATCCAGCATTAGCACCTTTTGCTAAGTTTCCATATATTATTAGAGAGATAGCTAAATCAATGGAGCTAGACCCTGATAAGGTAACTAATAGTATGGAAGAAGCAGCAAGACAAGCTGAGATAATGAAGCAACAACAACCACCCCAACCACCAATGCAACAAGGTCAGCCTCAAGGGGGAGCACCAGAAGTTCCTAATGTAGCAGATCCAACAGGAAGTGGTGGAGGTAACATAGGTGTAGGACAAGTACCTATACCTGGAGAACAAGGATTCGCAGGTAATGAGCAACAACAACAAGCAGCAGCACCAACACCTCCTCAAGCTTAAGGGGTTTGTAAATAATACAACTCAATGGAAAGCATTTAATGAGTTGCTAGATTTCTTAACTGAGATGGAACATAAGACTATGGAACAAGCAGTTGATACTATAGATATATATAAGGCACAAGGTTCTGTAAAAACAATCAGGTACTTAAAGCATTTAAGAGATTATGTAAATTCTGAACAGGAGAATAGTAAATAATGGTAGCACCTTTAGTAGGACTTTTAGCACCTATAGCAGGAACAGCAGCTAGAGTTGCAGGACAGGCTTTTACTAGAAGAGGTGCTATGGCTAGAGCTACTGCTGAAATGTTAACAGAAGAAGAAAAGCAACTTGAAAGAGAAGATTTAGGCACAATGGAATTGCCTACAGATATAAAAGAAGAAGAGGAAATATTTAAAACTAAAAATATACAATCTTGGCAAAATCAAAATAAAAAAAGTAAACCTGATGATACTGTTAAAAATTTAATTAAAAACGAAGCTAAAAAAATTAAATTAGATAAAGCAGGAAAAGTTACAAATACAGATCAGCTTTTTAAATTTAGACAAACTGTTGATGAAATACAACCTTATAGTATTCCAGAAGAAGTTCCTAGCATATTAAATGCTCAAGGTATTGTAGCTTCTTTAGCAGGTACAGATTCAACAAAACCATCTTTTAAATCTAATTTAGATAAAATAAAAAATAGAGGAATTATAGGATTAAATAAAAAAATAGAAACAGGAACAGAAGTCGGTTCTAGATTTGATATAAATGCTTATACAAAATATGGTGCATATCATGCAACTTTATCACCTCCTAATAAAAAAGGTAATGTATTAGGTTATGCAAGTTCAGTATATTTAAAAAATGTAGATCTCACAGATGTAAGTTCTGAGAAATCTGCAAAGATAGCAATGGGTGGTCAAAAAGGGCCATTTATTTTAATGAAAGGAAAGTATCAAGATCACAATCCTCAAAAATTAAAAATGTATGCGGAACGTGTTTTTGATAATCCAGAGTGGAGTAAACTAAGTGTTAATCCAGGAAAAGGAGGTACATTTGTAAGAGTATATAAAGAGGACGGAGTAACAAAATCTGTTCCAGTTACAGGAGCAGATGAAGTAATTCAAATAGGTAAGATGGTTCTTGCTAAAGGTGTAAAGGATTATCCAGGAGGATGGGAAGAATATTATAAAGCAGGAAATTTTAATGAGGGTGGATCTGTAGAAGAACAAACTAAAAAAATGTTTGATACTGCTAAACAGTTATCTAAACAAACAGGGGTAAAGCATGAAGTAGATCATGTAAATCCTAAATCAAATGGTGGGTCAGATGATCCTAGTAACTTACAAGTATTAACAAAAGAAGAAAACTTAGTAAAAAATTCTGTACAAAGAGGAACGTATAAACCTATGATTGAAAAAATGTACGATCCTAAAAAATATCCAACATATCAAAAGGGTGGTGCTGTGGAAGATCAAACACAAAAATTATTACAAGAGGGTGGACTTAATGAGGAAGGTGGCACAGTAGATCCTGTAAGTGGTAATGATGTACCTGTAGGTTCTACACAAGAAGAAGTTAGAGATGATATACCTGCACAGCTAAGTGAAGGGGAGTTTGTATTTCCTGCTGATGTAGTTAGGTTTATAGGATTAAATAATCTTATGAAACTAAGGCAAGAAGCTAAAGAAGGTTTAGGTAAGATGGATCGTATGGGGCAGATGGGTAATTCAGAGGAGGCAGTAGAGGATGACACAGGAGAATTTGATACAGATATTGATAGTATCATTGAAGAAGTTGAAGCAGAAATGGCCGCACAGGAGTCTCCTAAAGATACCATAGAAGAATCTGAAGATAGTGATTTAAAAAAAAAGATTGAAGAGGGTGTGACAGGATTTGCTAAAGGTGGATTTGCTAGTGGTGGTCTTGAAGATGGAGAAGAAAATAAAAAAACAGTAAATCCAACAATTAATGAAGAGCTTCCTCCAACTGAAAAACCTAAAACTATAAATGAACAAGTAAGAGATTACAGATCACCTTTTGCTATGAAAAGGTTAGATCCAAGTAAAGGTATGCCTGATACTGAATCAAGTCAGATAGGTAGATCTTTATTAGGTAAAAAAGGATTTACATCAGCTAGAGATATAGTTAGTAGAAAATTTCCTGATATAGTAGATCCAACTAAAGATCCTAATATATCTACTAAAGTAGGAACATCTACTACTAATAAAATACAGCAAACTAAAGTAAAAAAAGATTTTAGTACATTTATATCAGGCCCAGAAGATTATACTAATCTAACTGGGGATGATGCTAAATCTAATATAATGAATCAATTACAACATCAAAATGAATATTTAAAAAGACAAGGACAAAGTTATCCTAATCAAACAGATATACCATTTATAAATCAATACATGGCTGATTCATTAGCACAAGCAGGTATTAAAGATCTAAGACAGTTAGGATATAAAGATGTAGAGCAACCTAAAGTATCAGCAGAATTAATTAAAAAAGGTGATAAATATTATCTTAAACCTGAAAAGGTTAGTAATCATTTAGACAGATCTAGAGAAAAATCTAAACTTATTGAAGTTTCACCTGAAGATGTAAAAACAACAAGCAGAAGTTTAGGTATGGGTGGAAAAGAAACTAAGATTGTTGGTTTAGTTCCACAAGCTCCAAAAAGAATTTTAATTAATAAAGATACAGGTGAACAAGTAGTACAAGGTAAGTATGGAGGAGAGTTAGGATACGAACAAGATACTACTAGAGCAATAGGTTATGGCATGAGATCAAAGGCTAAAGCACGAACAAATATAGAAGCAATTAATGCAGCAAATGATCCAAGAAAAGGAGTAAGATGGGGTAATACTACACAAACTGAAGGCATGACTAACTTTATGATTAGGTTTGACGAGAATGATAATGCTTTAATATATCCTGAGTATTCTGATACTTCAACAGAAAATTTAAATATGTTTGCTGCTAGTGTATTAGCAGGTGCAGCAGCTACTTATGGCCCAGGTATAATGTCTAAAGTAAGTAGTAAAATAGGTAGTGCTGTAGGTGAAAGTACTGTAAAAAGTATAGCTAATAAATTTTTACCAGAGTTTACAAAAGAAGGTATTGTTAAAGAAGTTAGTAAAAAAGCAATTAAAGAAGTAGTTAAAAAAGGAGCTACAAGTATTATGGAAAAACAATATCCTGGTGCTGGTAGAAGAAGATGAGTTAATGATTCCTCATTTAAAATAAAGAATCTATAATTGGCTACCTTATCCCCCCTTACAGGCTACGGATAGCCCCAATAAGAAGGAAGTACAAAATGGCTGAAGCAGCAGAAGTAATAGAAACACCTGAAGTTAAACCTCAGAAAAAGAAAGTAGTAGGCTTTGCTACACGATCTGCTAATAAAGAACGTATAGAACAAGAAGAAAAAGAATTAGAAGAATTAAAAAAACAGAATACAGGACAAGTTGAAGAAGAAGAAAAATCTGAACCTGAACCTGTTACAGCAGAAGAAAAAAGTTTTAAAAAAAGATATGGTGATTTAAGAAGACACTCACAAAAGAAAGAACATGATCTTCAAAAGCAAATAGATGAGTTAAGAACTCAATTAGATGCTTCTACAAAGAAACAAATTAAGTTACCTAAATCAGAAGAAGAGTTAGATGAGTGGACTAAAGAGTACCCTGATGTAGCTAAGATTGTAGAAACAATAGCTATTAAAAAAGCTAAAGAACAATCTAAAGATTTAGAAGAAAGACTTAAACAAATTAATACAATGCAAGATGATGCATTAAGAGAGAAAGCTGAAGTAGAATTATTAAAGAAACATCCTGACTTTGTAACTATTAGAGATCAAGATGAGTTTCATACTTGGGTAGAAGAACAACCTGAGTGGGTTCAAAAAGCATTATATGAAAATGAGCATGATGCTAATTCTGCTGCAAGAGCTATTGATCTTTATAAAGCTGATATGGGTATTAGTACTAAGAAAGTAACTGCAAAAGATAAAAGTCTTGATGCAGCTAAATCTGTAGCTACTAATAAAGGTAATCCTAATACTTCATCTGAAGTAGGAACACTTAAAGAATCAGATGTAGAAAAAATGTCAGCTAGAGAATATGAAGCAAATCAGGAAGAAATAACTAAAGCCATACAAAATGGTACATTTATATATGATTTGACAGGTTCAGCAAGATAGTACTTGACATTCAAGCATTTATATTTATAACAATAGTTCAACAATTACTGTAAGTGTAGTTTGCCCCTACATGGATACCAAATTACACTTACTATTTTATAAACGCAATATAAACAATTTTCGGAATACCTGAAACTTGATTGCCCATATTATATAGCTTGTGACGGCATCTATATAATTTGCACCAATAAAGACAGCCCCTAGAATGATTGTGTAAGAAACTGCGTTGGATACTTATACTTTTTTTCAAGGAGAAATACAATGGCTTTTCCTAAAGCAACGGGCCATAACAATTTACCTAATGGTAATTTTAGCCCAGTAATATACTCGAAGCAGGTACAACTTGCTTTCCGTAAATCCTCCATAGTAGAAGATATTACCAATAGTGATTATTTTGGTGAGATTGCTAATATGGGTGATTCAGTTAAAATCATTAAAGAACCTGAAGTTTCTGTACAGGCTTACAATCGTGGTACACAGATTACTGCACAGGATCTTGATGATGAAGATTTCACATTAGTTGTTGATCAAGCTAACTACTATGCATTTAAGATGGATGATATTGAAGAAGCTCACAGTCATGTAAACTTCTTATCAATGGCATCTGATCGTGCTGCATATCGTTTAAGAGATCAATATGATCAAGATGTATTTGGTTATCTTTGTGGTTTTGAGCAATCAGCAAAACATGGTGCTGCTAATACAGCTAGAACTTCTTCTCCTGGTACTAATGCTGTTTCAACAGCAGGTGATGATGAGTTGCTAACTTCAATGAAGTTAAAGAAAGGTGACTTTGCTAACATTACTACTGGTAGTGCAGGTGAACATTCTATTCCAATAGCTTCACGTTTGCCAGGTGCTACATCAGTACCAACAGCAACTGCAAGTCCATTACAAGTAGTAGCTCGTATGAGCCGTTTACTTGATACTCAGTTTGTTGACTCAGCAAACAGATGGTTAGTAGTTGATCCTGTATTTGCTGAAATATTAAAGGACGAGGATAGCAGATTGTTTGACTCAGACTTTGGTGGATCAGGCTTACAGAATGGATTAGTGTTGAATAATCTACATGGCTTTAAAGTGTATATTTCAAACAACCTTCCATCAGTAGGAACAGGTTCTTCAACAACAGGTACAGCTAATCAAAATGCCAACTTTGGTGTTATTGTTGCTGGACATTCATCTGCTGTAGCTACTGCTCAACAGATTACTAAGACAGAAAGCTATCGAGATCCTGACAGCTTTGCTGATATCGTTCGTGGTATGCATCTTTATGGTCGTAAGATTTTAAGACCTGAAGCAATCGTTACTGCTAAATATAATACTGCTGCTTAAAGGAGAAAATAAATGGCTACAGTAGATCAATCAAGTGGTATAAATGGAGGAACACATCCTTCAAGAGCTATCCGTAAGATGCCTTACAAAATTGAAACAGATGTTAATTTAGCAACTGTTACAACCACTAAAGGTTCAGCTATCGGATCAGCAGACGTAATTCAAGTGTTGGATATTCCAGGTAAGTCTTTGGTATATGCAGCAGGACTTGAAATGGTTACACAAGGTGATGGTAAGTATACAGTAGATTTAGGTGTTGAAACTGTAGATGGTGATGTATTTGTTGATGGAGTAGATTGGGGATCAGCAATTGCTACAGGTACAATTACTCAAATGGCTGCTGCTTATCAACCTGTTGTACTTGGCTCTGATTTAACATTAGATCTTACTATTGGTAAGGCTAATACATCAGCAAGTGCTCTACCTACAACTGGTGTATTTCGTGCTTGGGCTGTTGTACAAGACATTAGTGATGACAAAGGCCCAGATGAAGTAGATCGTGACCAATTAGCTTAATGCTATATTGTTGATATATGGGTAGCTCTTGTTGAGAGGGTTACCCATTTTTTTTAAGGAAAGATAATTGTGGCAATTACACAAGCTTTATGTACATCATTTAAAAAAGAATTGCTTGAAGGTAAGCATGACTTTTCTGTTTCTGGTGGACATACTTTTAAAATTGCTTTGTATAGTGCAGGTGCAGCATTAAGTGCAGGTACTACAAGTTTTACAACTACTGGAGAAGTATCAGGTGCAGGATATACAAGTGGTGGAGTAGAGTTAACTAATAAAACTGCTACTACATCAGGCACAGTAGCATTTACTAGTTTTGATGATGTAGTATTTTCTAATGCTTCTTTAACAACAAGAGGTGCTTTAGTATATAACTCAACTACAGATGGTACATCTAATACTACTAATGCTGTATGTGTACTAGATTTTAGTGCAGATAAAACAACAACTGCTGCTGATTTTACAGTAGGCTTT